TTTGGTACTACTGCCGCAGAAAGAGTGCGGATTCAATCAAACGGATTTGTTGGTGTTTCTTCAACTACACCCCAATACCTTTTAAGTTTAGGTTCAGGGTCAGGTAGAAAATTAGCTGTATATGATGATGGAATAAGTGCTGGTAACGCATCAGGCTTAGGCATTGACTTGTCTGGTGGAAGTAATGAACTTAGCTCTTGGGTTGGAACGACTGCGGGTGGAGCTGGACAATTTACATGGGGACAAGTAAATACAACGTCTAATGCGTTTGCAGAAAAAATGCGTTTAGATGGTTCAGGCAATTTGTCAATTGCAGTCACTAGCGCAATTGGTAGGTTAAATGTAAGAAGTGACGATGCTGCTACAGCAATAGTTTCTGGGAACGTAAGCGGAACGGCTGCGTATAACGGTGCTTTGTTTTACAACAACGGATTTACTTCGTTAGTCGGTCAAATCTCAATTAGCGGCGCTACAGCATCATATTTGTCTGTTTCTGATTACCGTTTAAAAGAAAGCGTAGCACCTATGACAGGCGCATTGGCTAAAGTTGCTCAACTCAAGCCCGTCACCTACAAATGGAAATCTGACGGCTCTGACGGTCAGGGCTTTATTGCTCACGAATTACAAGCAGTCGTTCCAGACTGCGTAACTGGTGACAAAGACGCTGTAGACGCTGAAGGTAATCCAAAATATCAAGGTATTGATACGTCTTTCTTGGTTGCTACCCTTACAGCAGCAATTCAAGAACAGCAATCTATAATTTCTGCAATGGAAACTAGACTTGCAGCGTTAGAGGCTTAAATGGACTGGCAAATCATCATCAATATTGGGGCAGGAACACTACTCGCAGTCGGCGGATGGTTTGCCCGTCAGTTATGGGATTCAGTTAAAGAACTACGCAAAGAATTGTCCGATATGCGTCTACACGTTTCAGACCAATATGTAAAAAAAAGTGAGGTCGAGGGTTTTCGTGCTGATATTGATAAAAGGTTTGATCGTATTGAACAACTATTAAACAGACTTTACGAGAAGCTTGACCAAAAGGTAGATAAGTGAACGAGGACAAAGCTAAAGATACGCTAATGGGCGTACTTAGCTACATAAACAGCCCTTTTAAACTGTTTGTAGTTGTCCTTTTAGGAGTGCTTGGGTTTATAGGCTACTTTATCTACGCTCATCAAGGCGTAATGGTTGGCGCATACCTCAAAAGCAAAGAGTTGCCAAAACTAGACGAAAGCAGGTTTGATATTGCTGCTTCTATGCTGTTTCGTGAAACAAAAGCTGAAACCGTTTCTATCTTTGCTGTAGACCCAATCTTAAATAAGCGTGTTTTGGTTCGTGCATACGCAAAAGACGGCGGTAGACATAAGCTATTAGAGGGTACAAACGTAGGTTTGTTCTCTGGAAATCACGCTAACAATGCAGACGTAATTAAGCTAATGGCGGGTGAAATCCCTTGTGGTCAATACTTGCGTCCACAGTCTGAAGCTGGACTCTGGTACATCCATCAAGGTGTTCGTTATACCTGTAGGGTATCTATACCCCCCGACATCCATAGTTTTATTGGTCAGATTACTGTAGGTTGGGTTGGTGAACCTGACCTTGAGTATGCACGTTCGATTTTAGAAGTAGTAGGGCGTGGACTTATTTTACAAAAATAGGAGGTTATATGATTCTCGACATTCTAAATATCGGCTCAAAAATAATTGATAAGATTTTTCCTGACGCTAACGCTGCGGAGGCTGCAAAGCTAAAACTTCTTGAGCTACAGCAATCAGGTCAATTAGCTCAACTTAACGCAGACATTACAGAGCAGCAGGAGCTTTCTAAGCGGCATTTAGCTGATATGAATAGCGATAGCTGGCTATCCAAGAATATTCGTCCTATGACGCTCCTAATCATTCTAGGAGGGTATTTTACGTTTGCTCTGATGTCAGCGTTTGATATGGACACCCATAAACAGTACGTTGAGTTGTTGGGACAATGGGGAATCATTATTATGAGTTTTTATTTCGGTGGCAGGACTGTTGAAAAAGTCGCTGATATGGTCGAAAGACGCAAATCTAAGGAGAGTGAGAATGCAAAGTAATTGGAAACAGGCGTTTGAACAAATGCTTGCTAGTGAGGGAGGTTTTACAGACGATGAGCGTGACAACGGTAACAAGCTACCAGACGGACGCAAGGGTTCTACGATGCTTGGTGTTACGCAGTTCAACTGGGAACAGCACATCGGACACCAAGTCACGCATGAGCAAATGAAGAAACTGACTCCTGCGGATGTAGAACCGTTGTATAAAAAGAAGTATTGGGACGCTGTAAGAGCAGACGAGCTACCCTCTGGAATTGATTACATGGTTTTTGATATGGGGGTAAACGCAGGCCCGGGTCGTTCCATTAAGCTTTTACAAACCGCTGTTGGTGTACCTGCTGATGGGGGACTTGGCCCAATCTCAATGAAAGCGGTCTTAGCTGCTGACCCTGTAGAACTCATTGAAAAGTTTAGCGCAGAAAAAGAAGCCTTTTACCGCAGTCTTGATTCTTTTGCGACATACGGTAAAGGCTGGTTAAATCGTGTTGAGCAAGTCAAAGCTAAATCAACCTCTATGCTTGCTTAAATGCAGGTGGTTTGGCATTGAGTTCCATAACAACAGGTGGTGCATACAGTCATTCTTCCACCAGAGTACGTAGTGTTAGTCACACAAGTTGCATAAGCTGCTGACGCTGTAAGGGCTAGCACTACGCCAATAATATATTTTTTCATTTTCTATCCTAATGTATTAACAGTTAATAATTTATATCCAAACGTAGGACTCCATACCATTTTTACTCGCACATCGGTGTTGTTATACCAACGGCTTTTGTTACGCACTAATTTTAAGTTGCCCGTAGGCATAACAACAACAGTATAAACATCATCCAATACAACTTGCCGAGATTCAGAAGCAGGTTCATTTAGTGCTTGATCTAACAAATCTAAAGCCTGCCTTACTTTTGCATCGTTCATTTTCTATCCTTTATAAAATAACGTGCAAACCTACAGTTTTCACCCTCAACCATAACGGTTTCTATCTTAAAACCTAAATTTTTTAATTTGTAAATAATGTCAGCCAGACGGGTTGCTTTGTAAAGGTTGATAGCCTCCCAACTGGTTATGTGTTTGTGTCTTTTAAGATGCAGGTAAACAGCGTCAATTTTTGTCATACTAGCCTCACAGAAAAAGTGCAGCAACAATACAAGAAACCACTAAAGCAGCACCAAACAAGGCTGACAACGGTATTTTTTCGCTATCAGGTTCGTAGCTACCACAAGCTAAATTCCAGCTACCGACTCTTGGAGTACGCAGCGTCCAGTTTTGGTTAGCGTAGTCAGGCAAATAACCCCAATTTGTGCGCTTCATAACCACCCCTCGATAGCAATTTCAATTTCGTTCATAATCTCTGCAAACTCTGGTTTGTGACGATTTTTAATGATGTGACGCATAATCGTAGTGATTTCGTCACCGTCACAAATGCGTCTAATCCAATCGTGGTGGCTATGTCCATCGTGCGTTGAAGCAGCATCACGAATAGCAAAAATAACGTCATAAAGGTCTACTTTTTCAGCACCTAAATGCTCACGGTACTCGTCACCGTGTATGTGGTCATTGCGTCCGGCTTGTGTCATCTGATTCTTCCTTAAGTTACATGGCGTTGTTGCCATGACTAGATATTAAGCTAGCTAAATAGTTAATGCAACATTATTTTATAGGGATAAACCCTGAGTGTTGTATTTATGTGGGGTGCGGGTACTCGTCAGTATAAGGAGTGAGGGAGGGACTACCGATTTTCCCCGCAATTCATTATATGTGATTAGCCATGACAAGCATACACACCATGATGCTTGTTTCTAGCTTCCGTAGCAACCAGTTCAGCTAATTCAATGTCAATAAATTCGCCTATCCAAACTTTCTTTTTGTTTACCCGCAAGCAAACCCGCCATTTGCTTGTTTTGGCGTGCCAATGCACGTTTTTTATACCAGAAGCGTTATCTCTACGCAGATTTGCGTTTTGTTGATTTTGCGTATTGGTTGCTGCTCTTAAATTTTCAATGCGGTTGTCTGTTTTGTTGTGATTGATGTGGTCAATCATTTTTGACAGCGTTTGATGATGAAACAGAAAAATTAACCTATGGTAAAGATAAGTTGTGTTGCCAAAATTGGCTACAAAATACCCGTTACTGTTTGTTTTATGTTTTATTTCTTTGTTTGTGCAAATGTTAATTAATTTGCCATTTTCATAAGCAAAATTAGTCAACAATTCATCCAAAACTTGGATTTCTTTGTACATTGCAACCCCTTAAAATCTCCCCCCGCCTTCCGATTATATATTGTTCTTCTTTTTATAAAAGGCTAATAAATACTGAAAACACTCCCAAGCATCAGATAAATCTTGTTCTGAATGCTCAATCAATCGAACGTCACCAGATTCTGTGAAATAGACGTTAGCGCATCGTGCTGTAGGCTTACCTAGACCCATCCGATACGCTGCTAGCTGCATGATTTGCTCATGGTAAGGGGTAATCTTACTTAAATCACCCTCTTTGCTTTTGAAGTCTACAACGATGTTTTCAGCAATAAGGTCAACTTTTCCACCGTAGCCACCCCAACTAAAGCTACGCTCTGCTTCCCATGTAGCTGGCCCAAAGTGAGTTTCTAACGCAGTATTGACCCGATAAACAAAGTTAGGAAACTCAATCAGCTTACCTTGATAGAAACTCTCTAAAACACCATGCAGTCGAGTTCCTCTATCTGCTGCTTCCCGTCCTGTAGACTTAGAATCAGACATTACACGCTGCAACCAGTTTTCCTCTGACTCACCGTCTATTCTTGGCAACGTCAGCGCAGCTAACAATACGTTTTGCTGCAGCCAGTTGTTAAGACCGGGTTTTGCAAGCAATCCGCTAATAGTCGTAACGCTTGGTACTAAACCCCGTTCCCTAGCGTCTGTCAGGCGTGTATTGCGTTCTACACCGTTTTTACCGATAATCCGATACGCTGGTTCACCTGTAGACGTATACCAATGACCTGACTCCGAATCCGCTGTTTTGACAATCATTTTTTACCTTTAGCTAGTGTTTTAAGCATCTCAATTGCGTCCTGTACGTCTTGCATGGCTCTTTGGTCAAGAACCATGCCTTCGTACCATTGCTGAAGCCGCCAAGCAATTAAGATAGCTTCTTCAGTTTGGTTCAAGATAAGCTCCTTAAAACGCATAAACCTTGCGACCACCAACAGGCGCAAAAGGCACATCATCCTCCATGTGTGCTACAGACCCACCAGAAGCCGCTGCATATTGGCTCATTGTTGGCTGTTCCGCATTGGAAACAAATGACAAAGCACGGTACTCAGGTGACTTACGGATCGTTTCCTTGATGTTTTCAGACAGCGAATCAAACATAGTTTCGTCAAACTTATCAAGGTTAAAAATCATTGTGGTGTTAACACCTTCTGGCAACCCTTGCTTTTTGTAAATGCTAGGTACAGCAGAAATACCTTTAAGGTCTGCATACGTCACATCACCCTTTTGACGATGACTTATGTTGACCATGCAAAAGTGTCCAACAATGTTTTTAAGGTCAAATCCTTTAAGTTCTTCCTCAGTAAAAGCCTTGCCTCGCCAAGCCTCTAAATCACGGCGTAGGTTTGCTTTTTCGTTAAGGCTTATTGTGTATTCACGAGACTGAATCAGCGGCTTACCGTCTGATGTAAGCAACGGTTTACCGTCAGCGTCCTCACCGTGTAGCTCAAAAAAGAACTTGGCTTTACGGTTCATTGTGACTTTACCTTCGTACTCACGCATTTGAGTGCCAAGGTCAATAATTCTGTATAGACGGGCTAAATGAGTGCCAGCAGGTGCAATCTGGAACTGTTTACGGTCTGAGTTTGAGCCAGTAATAATCATTTTGTATCTCCAAAGATTTCATCAAAGTTATAAACAAGGGGTAATAAGTTTTTAGGTGTTGCTTTAGGTAAGTTGCAAGCATGGCGGATAATTGCCATGTAATCCTCTGTGATGTAGCCCTGCTCTATCTGGTTAAGTGCTTCTTCTAAGCGTTGTTCGTATTCATCCTGAAATTGCTTCTGTTCGTCCATGATTTTCCTTTGTCGGCGTGATTGCCTGATGTGAATATTAAGCTAACTAAATTCGTATGTCAAGTCAATTATGTTAAGATGTCTACATGAACAATAACGAAATCATCCAAACATTAGGTGGCACAACAAAGGTAGCTAAGTTGTGTGGCGTAACGCTTGCTGCGGTTTCTCAATGGCGCAACAACGGTATACCGCAAGACAAGCTAATCTTTTTAGCTGCTAGCTTAGAAAAAGCATCAGACGGTAAATACACACGAAAAGAAATGTTTCCCTCGACTTGGCAAGACATTTGGGTAGAATTGCGTTAAGTGTCTACAAGACTGAGTGTTGAGTATTAGGTGGAGCTACACTTGATTGGGGTTGTGAAGTTTGGAAGTGACTAGAGACTGTCCATACATATACCAGCCGAGAAACCAGCACTCAGCCTTGTGGGTATCAGGTCTTAGCCGCCTGATTTTCAATACGGCAACCTCGCAGAAAGAGTTTCTTGGCAGGCACTCGCACTCTGGGTTGAAGTGTTTTATTTTCTAGTGGAAATCGTGCTTTATCGAGACCCACTTTACTTTGCTTAAAAAATAGTAGATAATTAAACCGTTGTCGTGGAAGATAACGAAGCCGTTTTAGTCTGTACCTTGACGCTTTATGCGTGGCATCCTTAAAAAAGATGTTCTTCCACCAAGATACAGATTAAAGCGGCTTTTTTGTGTCTACGCCTTCCGTCAGGGAGCGTTATCAAATAGGGTTAAATCGCCCGTACCCAAGAAAGATTGGCTAGTCATACACCCGACTGCAAGCCACGTAGCCTTAAATGGGGACTACACAAGACTAGAGGACATCGGTGGGACAAGACTCTAGTTCGATTGAACATTAACTCCGTGTAGGACTGGTATCTAAAAGATATGGGTCAGGTAGGAAAGCAGTAGGAAACTACGAGCTATCCACCCTTGGGGAAGGTATGTCAAAAGAAAACAAAGTAAAAATAAACAAAAATAAAGTTGCATTATTTAAAAACATTAGTTAAGCTATCTAAACTATGTAAAGGAGATGAACAATGAGCTTTGATGAATTTTGGTCTAAATACCCTCGCAAGGTAGCAAAGAAAGCTGCTATGCAAGCGTATGCAAGACTACCAATGGATGAACAAGAACTTGCTGTTGACACGCTAGACACGCATTTGGAGTATTGGAGGCTTAAAGAAACGGAATCCGACTTTATTCCGCACCCTGCTACATGGCTAAATCAAGGTCGATACTTTGATGAGCTAGAGCTAAAACCTAAAGCACCAAAGAAACCCGCATTACCTTGGTACTCTACTGAGCAGCTTACGATGGATAAAGCCCGTGAGCTAGAAATGACACCAAGACCGGGCGAAGATATGGGCCAATTTAGGTCTAGGATTGCACAAAAGGTAGCAGAACAAGCATGAAAAAAACAGACAAAATAGACAGGTTTGACAGACCTGCATACAAAACACCTAAAACGTATACAAGAACTGGCAGCATGACCGTTTTAGAAGCACCAAGCAGAATACATAACACGCTGTTTTATCCAGACGGGACAACAAAACATGAAAACACCACATCAAAAGAAAGTGCGTAAGCTGATTGAGCAAGAGGACGATTGGATAACCGTAGCAAAGCTTTCGCAGCTATCCGGTATCAATGAACCCAATATGCGTAACATCCTGCGCCAAAAGTCATTTGATTTCTTAGAGCGTGGAATTTTGGATACTGGATTACCGCATGGTGGTCGATACGTCCGTGTATACCGTATTCCTCGCAATGTACGCAGTACGGATGACGCACTAGCCCTTGCTAAACAATATCAAGGAATGTTCGGGCAGCTATTCTGGGCTAACGACAAAAAGATTGAGCTAATGGCATGAAATCTGCCGCCATTCGATACGCTGAAATACTAGAAGCTGGTGCTTGGGTTACACACCAAGAACAAACAGACATTGCCAAACTTTTAAGGAAATTAGCCATGACTGAAGACGAAGCTTGGGACTTATTAGAAGCAAAACAAAACAAAGCTAAAGCAAAACCAGTTACAGAACGTGATGCGCTAAAAATAGCCTACAACGCATTAATTGAGATAGACAAGGAAACACCTTACCCGCTAGCAAAACACGCTGCAATGGTCGTTAAAAGCGTTTTAGAAGCACCAAGCAAGGAACAGAAATGAACATCAAAGAACTAGCTGAACAGGCGGGGATATGTGAATCAATCACAAACAAAGGTGTTTGGATTGCACACGCTGAAGAACTCGAACGCTTTGCCGAGTTGGTAGCCGAACAAACGCATACAAACAACAAAGCGAAGTGGTATCAGGAAGGGTACGAGGCGGGGCAACGTGATGAGCGAGAAGCCTGCGCCAAGGTGTGTGAGGACGCATCGCATTGGGACGGTCACATTGCTATCCAATGCGCTCAAAGAATCAGAGCAAGGGGAGATAAGCATGACTGACAAAGAGCTACTTGAATATGCGGCGAAGGCTGCGGGGTTACAAGTAAGAGGATGGATAGGAAATGATTGTATTTATTACGACCCAATTACGAACCATACAGGGCATGGTGATTGGAATCCAATCACCAACGATGGCGATGCGTTGCGTCTGGCTGTGAAGTTGCAGCTTGATGTACTTCATACAGATTATTTTGTTCGCGTATCGAACCGTGATGACAACCGATGGGAAATTGAATTAGGTGTTCTAGATGGTCGTGGTGCAGCCACACGCAAAGCGATTGTTAGTGCCGCCGCCCAAATTGGAAGGGGAATGGAATGATTGACGCAATGAGAGCCGCATTAAAAGAATTGGAAGATGTTTTGGAATGTATTAACCAAGACAAAATCCCATTTGACGGGGATGATTTTCACGAAACATTAAGAAACCTACGCCAAGCCATAGCCGAGGCACAGAAGCAAGAGCCTGTGGCGAAGGTTAACTTTACAAAGCCTGGCTATATCCATTGGCTCAAATTGCCGCCTGTAAGTTTGGATGGGGATCAGTTGCTTTACACCGCACCAGTTAAACGTGAGTGGGTCGGGCTGACGAGGGAAGAAATTGTTTCCGCATATTGCAGTATCCACGCAAAAGAATGGGCAATCGGAGGGATGGATGACGTTTTACCATTTACCCGTGCCATCGAAGCCAAGCTACGGGAACGCAACACATGACACCACTGGTTAAAGAAATGGTTAAGCTCGTGTCTGGTGGCGGTCTAGACCCAACCGAGATGCACTGGTTTGATGTTACAGGCGCAATCAAAGAATACATTGGCTACGATCAAAGAAAATACTTATTGCACCCACCTCCGTACAAAAACATGATGCTTTGCGGTCGTACTGAAACAGGTGATTTTATGGTGTCGGTGCTAACGGAGACAGAGGCTACGATTGTTTCTGGCTGGATTATGAAGCCTGATGGGTACAAATCACTTGGTTCATTTTTATTTGCCGAACATAATGGTGAACCAAAAGTCGGTGATCTTGATGAGCCAATTGACCCTCAAGACAGATCAATGATGTGCGCCATTGTGACAATGTTTTACGCATCACTAGACATGAAGGTGCAAGCGTATGTGCCAACACCACACCAGTCTAACGTAAGCCGAGCCAAGCGTGGTTTAAAGCCGCTGTACGACTGGCACACGGTAGTGATTGAACCCTCAAAGCCAAAACAAGAGCATCAAGGCGGCACACACGCAAGTCCACGCAGGCATCAGGCTAGAGGACATTGGCGCACCTATGCTTCGGGTAAGCGTGGTTGGGTCAAAGAATGTTGGCGTGGTGACGCTAGTAAAGGTACGGTTTTTAAAGATTACCAAATAAAGGAGCGCAACACTTGAGAGGATGGGGCAACACAACAGACCGTATCTTGCTGCTGCTACAGGATCAGGAGCTTACAAAGATTGAGATATGCTCTGCTCTGGGATTGACGCACGATGACGTAGCGAGTGTGCTGACTAGGCTCAGGCGGGTATCAAAGAAGTTCTGTAAGCGTATCTATATCTGTGGATGGCAACGTGAGGCTGTAGGCAAGAAGTACCAACTTAGACCATTGTTTAAAGCTGGCAGTAAAGCAGACAAACCAAAACCACCCGCATTTACTCCAAAAGAGCGCAACGCAAAGTCACACGTTAAGCGAATGCTTATTAAACGCAGTCAGATATTTCAAGGACAATATGGACTTTGACCCACACGAAGCAATCAATTTTATTTACAAGAATGCACCGGAATACGGTAAAGCTAAGGGTAAAGTAGCTGAATTGGAAACGTACAAAAGCAGCTTAAAAGCTATTTTGATGAAGCAAAGCTACGAAACCGCTATCGGAGCGCAGGAACGGGAAGCCTATGCTCATCAGGACTATCAGAACCTCTGCAAAGCTATCGGTGAAGCTGTAGAGCTTGCTGAAACCCTTAAATGGAGGCTTGAAGCAGCTAAGATGAGGTTTGAAGCGTACCGAACAGAGCAAGCAAGCAACCGACACTTAGAACGGATGACAACGTGAAGAAAGCGGAAAGAAAGCACTACGAGAAACTAGCAGAGCTAGGTTGTGCGTTATGCAGACATCTAGGCTATGGGGAAACGCCTAGTCATATCCATCACATAAGGCGGCTAGGCATGAAGCGTGATAACGCACCAGTTATACCGCTATGCCCTGAACACCACACAGGCAATTCTGGCGTACATGGGTTAGGTAAGAAAGCGTTTGCAGAGTTTTACGGTGTAACCGAAGAAGACTTGCTTGAACAAACTGAGGCGTTATGCAAATAACCTTAGAGCTACCCCTCCCCCCAAGCATGAACACGTATTGGCGCAACTTTAGGGGGCGAACCGTACTATCCGCAGGAGGCAGAGAATACAAAATAGCTGTGCAGGAATATGTTGCAACGCACAACTTACCTAAGTTTGGTCAGGAACGTTTAGGAGCTACGATAACTATATTCCCAAGGGATAGACGCAGCATTGACCTTGATAACCGTTTAAAGGCTTTGTTTGACAGTTTGCAGGACGCAGGACTGTTTGAGGATGACAGTCAATTTGACCGCATATACATTTGCAGGGGGGTGATTAAAAAGGGAGGTGGTTGTACAATTACAGTAGCCACCATTGAAAACGAGGCGTAAATGGACTATCCAGCTACTTTTGTATCAACCTTGCTGCACTCTGCAACCAATACGCATTTTATGCACTTTCAGACCGAAAGCTACGCAGAGCATAAGGCGTTGCAAAAGTATTACGAGGCGATTCCTGACCTTGTGGATAACTTCACAGAAGCGTATCAAGGCTGTCACGATAAGATTAAAACTTATCCGGATGACTTTCATGTTGCAACTAATCCTAAGCGATACATGAAAAGTCTTAGTGACTTTGTGCAAGAAATCCGCAAAGAATTACCGCAGGACAGTCAATTGCAAAATATCGTAGATGAAATACTTGCGTTGATTGATTCCACTTCTTACAAACTACGCTTCTTAAAATAGGAATTGCTATGGACAACCCCGAAAAACTCGCTCAAATGCTTCAACAGCAGCAATTGATGAAATTCTTGCAATCTATGCAAGGTTCTGGCGCAATGGGTGAAGCTGAACGTGGACAAATGATGCAGCAACCAATGTCTGACCTAGATGCTCAACTAATGAGCAGACCATCAGCACCAATGTACGGTCAACCAATGCAGCAAGGTGACTTTACGCAACAACCTGTACCAATGTTGGGCGCACCTATGCAGCAACAAGGTCAAATGGTTCGTCCAAGCGCACCTATGCCAACAGTAGGCGGAATGGGTCAAGGCGCAATGAGCAACAAAGACCTAGAAATGATGCGTAGACGCTGATAGGTGAGTTATGACGGACGCAGAACGATTGGCAATGGCGTTACAGAATCGGTCTGTGCCGATGGCAAGCCCAACAGGTGAATTTATCCCTACGCCGCCGCTACCAATTCAGCCGCAGACTTCGCCATATAACCCAATTGGAATAGGCGAAACGGCACTAAGCATAGGTACTGGCGCAATTGCACAACCTATTGCTAGCCTGTACGGTGTAGGCAGTCAAATGTTTGGCGGTGACGGTAAAAAAGCCGCTAACAGGTTGGCAGAAGCGTTGACTTACCAGCCAACAACAGAATACGGTCAAGCTACCTCACAAGCGTTTGGTGAGTTTGCAGACAAGTCAGGGTTAAGCTCATTGCCGCCATTTCTAGGCTTACCCGCCCCAAGAATGGGCGCAGGAGCAGGAAGGTTTGCAGCGCAAGAGTACGGTATGCCAGTAGTAGAGAAGGGCTTGTCGATGTACGAGCAAGGCAATCTGACACCGGGACTTAATCCTGTGTCTGACGTATACAGACCAAACTTACCCAAAACCCCAGACCCGTCAGTAGGCACACGCTTTCAATCCGATTACATCGGTGGCTTGGTAGACAAAACTCCGTTTGATTTATCCACAAAGAAGGGCGCAAGCATACTTATTTCCCCTTGGGATAGCAGCAGCAGAAACCAAAGCATCAGCAGCGTTTCAGACATTTATTTGCCAGAAAACGTAGTGACACACGGTGGACAAGCTTTTGCTAGGGATGTTGCTCATGTAAATCAAAACATCGGCGGCGCATCAAATTTAGATATTGCCAAACGCCTACAAACAAGGGATGAAATTGCAAGGGCAGAAAACCTAGCCGCTGGTGGTACAGGCGAAATATTGTATATGCCCTCAACAATGGGTGCTGGTGCAGAGAACTTCTCAGTCATGCCAGCCAACTTGTTAACGGGAATTATTGACAAGTCTAATGCCCCTATCGCCGCCATTAACGACTTAGATCAAAGCATTAGGGACTTTAAGATATTTAAAGGTGTAGGCGAAAAGCGTGTAATGACGCAACCCTTTAAAGACTTCAAAGGAATAATGACCGAAGAAGGTCGCAACCAGTTAGTAACGGGCGAAGGCTTGGGCAGTACAGCGGGTGAGTTACGCAAAGCGTTTACTAACAGAATGTACATGGTCGGCAACCAAAAGGCTTTTGGATTTAACGCTGAGGATGTTGCACGTTCAATTATTGACCCTGACTTAATGGATGTCCCAAAAGGATACATTGGCAACACAGTCATTCAAGGCACAGAGGGCGGCATGAAGCTATTGCCACCGACAAGCCCTTCATACGACACAAACACAAGCGGCAAGTACCTTGGCACACTTGGTGGACACTTCCCTATTGAAACGCTTATGCCAGACGTATTTGATTTCGCCGCACAAAAGCACATGGGTAAGAAAGCAAATCTTAGGAACATGGCTATCGGTGACTTAGAGAAAAGCAACAGAAACGTAGCCCAAATTATTGATGACCGTGTAATAGAAAACTACCAAAGACGATTGGCAGAATTGCTCAAAACAGGCGATAAGTATTAAAGCTAAAAAAGTAAGATACAATTAACCTATCTAAAGCTCTACAACCATTGAGAAAAGATATGGATAGTAAGATAGTGAAAACTAGTGAGAGAAGGAAGCCGCCCAGAGCAGGGATGGGTAGACCCGCTGGAGTGCCTAACAAGTCAACAGCTAAAGCTAGAGAAGCGATAGCTGCTTTTGTTGATGGTAACGCACACCAACTTCAAACGTGGCTAGAGCAGATTGCTATGGACGATAGGTACGGCCCGAAGACAGCGTTTGATTGCTTCATGGCTGTAGCTGAATACCATGTACCCAAGCTAGCAAGACAAGAACACGTTGGTGCGGATAACGGCCCAATAGAGCTGGTGGTCAAGTGGCAAGACGAGAAGTAACGCTTCCGTACACCCCTCGCAAAGCCTTCAGCCCATTCCACAACAGAACACAGCGTTGGGCTTGTCTTGTTGCTCACAGACGGGCAGGAAAGACCGTAGCTGCTATTAACGACATTGTTCGTGCTGCGCTAATGAGCAAGGACGAATACCCGTTATATGCGTATATAGCCCCGTATAGAAGCCAAGCTAAGTCTGTTGCGTGGGACTACCTCAAGCACTTTGCTAAACCCGTACTGAAAAGCTCTAATGAAGCGGAATTGACCGTTGAGCTAGTAACGGGTGCAAAGATACGTCTATTTGGTGCTGACAACGCTGACGCTATGCGAGGACTAGGCTTTTCTGGTGTCTTTATGGACGAATACGGTGACTTTAGACCTAGTGTCTGGGGTAACGTTATTCGCCCAACTTTATCTGACAAACAGGGTTGGGCTGTGTTCGCTGGCACACCAAAGGGAAAGAACCAGTTCTGGCAAATCTATGACCAAGCTAACAAAAGCGATGGTGAATGGTTTTGCTTAAAGCTCACAGCGTCAGAATCAGGGTTGCTACCTCAGTCTGAGTTAAATGCTGCAAGAGCGCAGATTAGTGAAGACCAATACCTACAAGAATACGAATGCTCATTTGAAGCTGCTATCTTGGGGGCGTATTACGGTGTAGACCTGAGAGTTGCAGAGGATGAGGGACGAGTTACTAACGTACCGTATGACCCTCACTTACCAGTTCATACAGCTTGGGACTTAGGGTATCGAGATGACACCGCAATTTGGTGGTATCAAGTCGTACGCAACGAGATACATTTAATCGACTTTTATGCGATTTCTGGTGCTAATATTGGAGAAATTGCTAAAATAATCAAAGAAAAGCCCTATAAATACGGAAAACACAATCTTCCGCATGATGCAAGAGCTAAAACTCTAGCAGCACAGGGTAAATCGGTGATTGAGCAATTAGCTGAGTACCTTGGCATCAACAACATGACGATTGTTCCTGATATTGGTGTGCAAGACGGAATACAAGCGGTGCGGCAATGTCTACCCATGTGTTGGTTCGACAAGACTAAATGCTCGGATGGACTAGAAGCTCTGAGGCAATATCAACGTGAATACGATGAGGATAAGAAAGCGTTTAGGAGTAGTCCAAGACATGACTGGACATCACACCCCTCTGATGCTTTCCGAATGATGGCTGTAGCTTGGAGGTTAGAACCCAAGGTAAAAGCTCCTGACATTGTAAAACCGCTGATGGTTGGCCCAGAAAACACGGTTACATTAAATGATATGTGGGCAACCCACACAACTAAACGGAGCAGTCGATTATGAGCGGTGTAGAACGTGGTTATGGCTACCAATATGAAACAGTCGCAGCAAGTCAAACAGCGCAAGTGCTAGGTGGAGCAGGTGCAGCAGGTGATTACCTGCATCGTCTGATTTGCACAGTCACTTCAGCAGCTACCGCAACAGTTACGCTAACTGACGGTGTTACAGCTATTGCTGTTGTTCCTGCACCAGTTGCGTCTACTGGAGTGCTAGATATTGAGCTAAACATGGCTTCTTTAACGTCTGGCTGGAAAGTCACCACAGGCGCAGGCGTGTCAGTCATTGCGGTTGGTTTATTTAGCTAAGAGGTTCTAAATGGAAGCTCTAACAGGCATTCAGAAGTATTTGAATATCATTGCTCAATACGACAATGAGTTCAAAAAGTGGGAAGCTCGGACACAAAAGATTGTTAAGCGTTACCGTGACGATAACCGCAATCAAAACACGAATGAAACCGCAAAATTCAACATCTTGTGGTCAAACGTGCAGACGCTTATTCCTGCTGTCTACGCTAGGTTGCCAAAAGCATCGGTAGCAAGACGATACGGTGACAATGACCCTGTTGGACGAGTTGCTTCCAATATTATCGAACGTGCGCTAGATTTCGAGATTGAGCATTACTCAGACTTTCGTAGTGCAATGCGTAACGCTGTAGAGGATAGATTCCTCGGTGGTCGTGGTGTCGCATGGGTTCGCTATGAACCGCACGTTGTCGCACAGGATATGCCAGAGGACGGTTATCAGGTAACTGAGGACGTTGACAAAGAAACTGGTGAAGGTAACGGCGGCGATACGCTTGACGGTTCTGCTGGCATGGAAGCTGAACCACAAGAGGAAATTGAGTACGAATGCGCTCCTACTGACTATGTGCATTGGAAGGATTTCGGACACTCTGTAGCTCGCACATGGGAAGAAGTCACCCAAGTATGGCGTTGGGTGTACATGACACGAGAAGCGTTAGTAGAGCGTTTCGGTGAAGACGTTGGGAACAAGATTCCTTTGGACGCTGGCCCTGAATCCAACAAGCAATACGGTCAAAACAACCGTGACTTCACTAGAGCTAAGATTTGCGAGCTTTGGGACTTAGAAACAGAGAAGGTTTACTGGTTCAGCAAGACATCAGGACGCATTATTGATGAGCGTGATGACCCGCTAGGATTAGAGAACTTCTTCCCATGCGCTAAACCGCTTTATGCAACGATGACTAGCGATACGTTAGTTCCTGTTGCTGACTTTGTGCTGTATCAAGACCAAGCGCAAGAGCTAGACATCCTGACAGACCGTATTGACGGTTTAGTCAAGGCTTTGCGTATTCGTGGTGTGTACGATGCTTCACAACCTGCGCTACAGCGTCTGCTTACTGAGGGTGACAACAACACGTTGATACCTGTCGATAAGTGGATGGGCTTCTCTGAGAAGGGTGGGTTGAAGGGTTCTATAGATATTCTTCCTATTGACCAAATCTCTAACGCTTTGCTGCAATGCTATCGTGCTAGAGATGAGATTAAGGCTCAAATCTATGAAATCACAGGCATTTCGGATATTGTGCGTGGTCAAACTGCGGCAAGCGAAACGGCTACAGCCCAACAAATCAAAGGACAGTACGCAGGATTACGCTTGCGTAGTATGCAAGAGGACGTTGCGTTGTTCGCATCAGAGCTAATACGCTTAAAAGCACAGATTATTTGCTCTAAGTTTCAACCGCAGACGATTCTTGCGTATTCCGCTGCTGAACAAATGTCAGAAGCAGATAAGCAGCTTGTCCCTGAAGCGTTGATGCTGATTAAAGACAAGGTTTTACGAAATTTCCGTGTCGAAGTTGCTGCGGATAGCTTGGTTCAGATTGATGAAAATCAGAATAAGCGTGACCGTGTTGAGTTCCTGCAAGCTATGGGTGGATTCTTGTCGCAAGCTCTACCAATGGGTCAGCAAGCACCTGAGTTAGTCCCAATGCTTGTGGATATGGTCAAGTTCGGTATGTCTGCATACAAACAAGCTACACCTATTGAGGGTACGATTGACCAAGCTCTTGAGCAAATGAAGCAAAAGCAAGCACAAGCTGCACAACAACCACCTGCACCTGACCCAGAAATGATGAAGATGCAAGCTGACCAACAACGTGAGCAAGCTAGGGTAGAGGCTGATATGCAGATTGAGCAAATTAAGTCACAGAGTGAAGCTGCGCTTGAGAAGCAAAAGCAAGACTTTGAAGCTTGGAAAGTTCAGTACGAAGCGCAAAACCAGATTAACTTAGCGAGAATTAAAGCTAACCCCGGCGTGGACGTTCCGTTGCTTGAAGCACAAGAACTTCAGTCTAAACAGATGGTTGAACAGCTTTCAGCTAGCGTAAGTGAAGCTATCAACCGTATGGCTCAATTGCATGAAGGCATGATGCAGATGCAAGCACAGACCATGCAGCAGATTGAGGGTGTTAGAAGCGCAGCAACAGCACCTAAACGTGTTGTCCGTGGTGCAGACGGTAAAGTAATTGGAGTTGAGGTTGTCCAATGACACTCGAATACTCAAACGCTACTAGACACGCTCAAAACGAGGGGTTAATCACTTATGCTGGATCAAGTGCGCTATTTAATCTCTACAGCGGTACACAACCTGCGAATGCTAATACTGCGCTTACTACGCAAGTTCTTTTAGTCAGTATGCCAATAGCGGGGGCGTTTGGTACGGATGTCAACGGTACGCTAACGCTTGGTTCTGTCGTAGCTTCAGATGCAGCGGCATCGGGCACAGCTAGTTTTTTCCGCATATTTAAGTCTGATGGAACGTCTGTCATTATGGACGGTTCTGTTGGATTATCTGCTGCGGATTTGATACTAAATACTGTAGATATTGCTGCGGGTCAAAGCGTTGACATCACAGCAGGCACGATTATTAGAGGCAACCAATGAGCGTAACAGTCAAACACCCATTTGTAAGTGCTGTTCCAGATTCAGCGGATACAAGCTTAGTTCGTCCTAGTAATTGGAACGCTGACCACACCATTATTGGTTTAGGCACAGCAGCAGAAAAAGACGTAGGAGTTGCTAATGGTGTCGCTTCGCTAGATTCGGGTGGTAAAGTACCCGTATCAGAGCTTCCGGCAGCGGTTTTGGGGGCGTTAAGCTATCAAGGCACATGGAACGCTTCTACGAACACCCCTACGCTTGCATCAGGTGTCGGTACAAAAGGTTACTACTACGTTGTCTCTGTCGCAGGTTCTACTAACCTTGACGGTGTAACGGATTGGCTAGTCGGTGATTGGGCTGTTTATAACGGCACAGCATGGCAAAAGGTCGATAACACAGACCAAGTAACAAGCGTTAACGGTCAGACAGGTACGGTTGTGCTGACTACAACAGACGTAGCTGAAGGCACTAACGAATACTTTACAACTGCGAGAGCTAGAGCATCGGTAAGCGCAGGTACAGCTATCTCTTACGATAGTGGTACTGGAGTGATTACTAACTCCGCACCAGACCAGACTGTAGTGTTAACCGCTGGCACAGGCATTAGCACTAGCGGGACTTACCCAAGCTTTACAATAACAAACACAAGCCCGTCATTGGGTGGCGATGTGGTTGGCCCTGCCTCCGCAACAGATAACGCAGTCGCTAGGTACGACACCACAACAGGTAAGCTCATACAAAACAGCGTAGTCATCATTGATGATACTGGTAGCGTGACGGGTGTTAACTCTTTAACAGCGCAAAGCTTAACTGTTAACAACAACGCTACACTAGGTGCGTCCAATACAGACACGTTAGAGGTTAACTCTAGAATTACGACTGATTTAGAACCTAACACAAACAACGCTAAAGACATCGGCACAAGTGGTCGTAACTGGCGTGATGGGTTCTTTGGTAGAACATTGCATACTGTAAACCTAGAGTTAACAGGTACAACTAGCTTTGATGGTTCGCAGGGTACTTCAGGTCAAGTTCTGACAAGCGCAGGAACTGGAAACACCCCGACTTGGGCTACACCAACTACGGGAACAGTTACTAGCGTAGGTGGAACGGGTACAGTCAACGGATTGACGTTGACAGGTACGGTCACAACGTCTGGCAACCTAACTCTTGGCGGAACGCTTGACTTGTCTAGCCCTCCCGCTATTGGTGGCACAGCGGCAGCAGCGGGTACGTTTACTACGCTGATTGACAGTTACGGCAACGTGCGGTCTATTCCGAAGTCTGGTGCTGCTAAGACAACTAGCTATACGCTTGCAACAACGGATAACGGTCAATTTATTGAAGTTGGTTCTGGTGGCTCAATCACAATCCCTGACGCTACATTTGCAACAGGCAATGCGGTGTCCGTGTTTAACAATACGTCTGGCAACATCACAATCACTTGCACGATTACTACAGCATACATTGGTGGCACAGACAGCGACAAGGCAACGGTTACATTAGCAACCAGAGGCGTAGCGACCATCCTGTTTATTAGCGGCACAGTCTGCGTCATCAACGGAAACGTAACATGAGCATAATGCAAATGTTGTTGGCGGGGGCAGCAATAAAAGTACCGTACTCTGCTGATTTTCTTGTTGTTGCTGGCGGTGGCGGCGGCGGAACTTATGGTGGAGGCGGTGGAGGTGGTGGCTTTAGAACTAGCAGCGCAACACTCACGCCATTAACCACATATACCGTTACTGTTGGTGCAGGTGGAAGTGCTAGTGCAACTGGAAATGATAGTATTTTCTTAAGCATTACGTCATCAGGAGGCGGTGCTGGCGGTGACAACCCAAACGTTGGTGGGAATGGTGGATCGGGCGGCGGCGGCTCTGCTGGAGTTACCTATCCTGTTGGAGGAACTGGAATTGCAGGTCAAGGCAGTAACGGTGGAGCAGGCGCAAATAATACTTTTGGTGGCGGTGGCGGTGGCGGCGGTGCTAGTGCTGTTGGCGGCTCTGCGGCATTTTCTGGCTCTCCTTCAGGTAACGGAGGTGCAGGTTCTACAAGCTCAATAACTGGTGCGTCAGTACCCTATTCTGGCGGCGGTGGCGGTGGCACATACCTAGGGACAGCTGGAACAGGCGGAGCAGGTGGCGGCGGTGCTGGAAATAGCGGCGTTGGCGTTGCAGGAACGGCAAACACGGGAGGTGGCGGCGGCGGTGGAGGTTATATTTCATCTCCAAACGCAGGTGGAGCAGGTGGTTCAGGTGTTGTGATTTTATCTGTTCCAACAGCTAACTATTCAGGCACAACTACAGGCTCTCCAACCGTAACGACAAGCGGCGCAAATACAATTATTAAATTTACTTCAAGCGGGAGTTATACAGCATGAGTCATTTTGCAAAAGTAGTCGATGGTGTAGTGACGCAAGTTATCGTTGCTGAACCTGAGTTTTTTGATACCTTCGTAGATAGCAGCCCCGGTCAATGGATACAGACTAGCTATAACACTTACGGTAATCAACACAAAAAAGGCGGAATTGCTTTGCGTGGAAACTTTGCAGGCATTGGCTACACTTACGATGCTACAAACGATGTTTTTATCCCGCCACAACCTTTCCCGTCTTGGGTGCTAAATAGCGCATATTTGTGGGAATCACCCACACCAATGCCAACAGACGGAAAGATGTACGGCTGGGATGAGTCAACGACATCATGGGTAGAAGTACCCATTTCGGTAGAATAATATGGACGATACCGCCTTCGTACAAAAGACTGTAGACGTAGGCGGTGTAGTCTATTTCCCCGACACTTACCGACTGACTGCGCCAATTAACATCACAAAGCCTGTCACTATCGTTGGTGCGCCCCCATCTATATCAAACATGGATGGCACGTGGTTTCACTTTGACCATGCTGGCAAGGGCTTTAACATCTCTAATACAAATGGCTATTACAACGGTGTCAACTTTATCGACATCGGTACATACCGCACACAACCTGAACCCGCACCAAACTGGCAGGCATACGATTACGACTTTGACATTTACATAAACGGCATTACAGACGTTAATCTGACAGGTCTAACCCTACTGAACCCTACAAGGGGTATTGGTCAATTTAGCGGTGGTGGCAGGATTAACATTGACCGCCTCAATATGCAGCCGTTTAAGGTCGGTATTCAGATTGACGAGGCGTATGACGTATGCCGTATCAATAACGTACATTCGTGGGTGTTTTGGAAAGATCAAGCAGACGTGCAAAAGTATATGTTGGCAAACCTAAAAGCTATCAGTCTTGGGCGGTGCGATAACCCCATGTTGACCAACATATTCAGTATCTTTGCTCAGTCAGGACTGCATTTTTACCAAAACATCTACGGCGCAACATCGAAAATGCACCTAATTAATGCTGACTTTGACGCAGGAATTAACGGCATTTGGGTGGATAGCTCAGTTACCAACGGTGCAACAGGTCAGTTTGCTAACGTCACCCATCAAGGCGTAGACGGTTCGGACAACTCTATTGCTTTGCTTGTCGCAGGAACTAGCTCAAACCTTAGCTTTTCCTCGCTCAAAACCATGTTTTGCGGTGCAAACGGCATCAGGGTAGACGGGTCAGGTAATAAGCTTACCTTTGGGGATGCGTCTGTTTTATACTACGACCAAGGCAGAAAAGGCTTTCCAGCCGTTGAGGTTGCAGCGAATAACAACGCATCATTTGCACAAAAGCCATTCATAGCGACTAATGGACTAGGTTCTGCATACGGTGGTGCTGGTGAAATACTTGTGTCGGTATCGTCAAAAGTAAACTAAAGAGAAAACGATGGCAGCAGCTTTCCAGCTAAATGCGTTTCAACCAAATGCGTTCCAAACGTTAACCGTTACTGGCGTACTTAACGCTACGGACGAGAACGACTCAGGTGCATTTACAGGTACGGTTGGGGGTGTTGTACCGATAGTTGTTATTGATACGCATGACGGTGGCCCGAAACGGCGCAAGCAAGAGGCTGACAAGCAAAAGAAACGCAGGGATGAAGTTATTGCGCTGTTTGAACACATTGTTGAAGGTAAACCACTAGTTGCTGAAGAAATTGCCGCACCCTTCATTAAGGAAGCTACAATAAGCAATCTAAAGTCGATAGATTTTATTAATACTGTTGACTTTGATGCGTTGATGGCTGACTTGACGAGGGTTCAGCAAATCTATGACGCTTACATTGAAATGGACGATGAGGAGGTTTTAGCTCTGCTATGAGAAAGACTTACGTTTATGTAGATGGCAAACTGGTTGAAAAGGGTTCGGACGAGCATTTAGATAAGCTGTACGGGCCTTACGTCCTACCGGACATTCAGCCTTACAAGTCAATGATTGACGGTTCAATGATTACAAGCAGATCAAGACATCGTGAGCATTTACAGTCTCACGGTTGTATTGAGGTTGGAAACGAGAAGATGGAAACGAAATATACGCCTATCTCTCAGGATAACCGCAGGGATGTGTTGCGCCAACAGTTAGGCAACATGACACATAAAGAAGCACAACAGATTTTGACGCAATTACGCAGAAAATTTACTTGAGGGAGTACTAATGAGCGAAGCTGACAATGTTGGGCAAGACCGTCGAGAATTACTGTCACAGCAGTTTGACGAAGCCCAACCGCAAGTAGAAGCAACACCCGCTGAAACTGTGCAATCAGAACCTGCTCCTGAACCAGCCGTTTGGGAGCGTCCACCAGCATCGTGGAAGAAGGATTACCACGAAGTTTGGCAAACCGCTGACCCAAGACTTAAAGAATATGCTTGGCAACGTGAAGAAGAAATGAAGAAAGGTGTAGAACCTTTGCTTTCTAAAGCACAGTTTGCAGATCAAATACAACAAGCTATCGAACCGTATCAAAATAACATCCGTTCGCTTGGCATCGAACCTACGCAAGCAATTAAAGCTCTTATGGACGCTGATAACGTCTTGCGTCACGGCTCTGCACAGCAGAAAGCACAGATGTTTGCTACACTTTCGCAGCAATATGGTGTAAATTTAGGGGAAATCAACAATCTGCAACAACAGCCTGTTGATCCCACCGTGTCAATGCTTCAAAACGAGCTTTATAGCGTCCGTAATGAAGTAATGTCATGGAAACAGCAGCAAGAAGCAGCGCAAAACGAAGCACTTTTTGGTGAAATTACTCAATTTTCCCAAAAAGCAGAGTTTTTCGAGGAAGCTAGACCAACAATGATTCAACTCCTGAATTCAGGGATGGCTCAGAACTTGGACGATGCTTACAACAAAGCATTACGCCTAGATGAAGCTCTGTCTAGCAAGCTACAGCAAAGCACACAAGCTCAAGCTGAAGCAGCAAAACGGGAATCAGCTAACAAAGCAGCGAAAGCTGCGAGGGCGGCAGCGGTCAGCGTAAAAAGCTCTACACCCGGAGTGAACACGGCAGCCAAAGCGCAAGACAGACGTTCATTATTAGCCGAAGCAATTGACGGACTAAATGAACGCTTTTGACAACCTAATCGGAGATTACTATGGCATTTGCCAATAGCTCGATCAGCGACATCATTGCGACTAACATTCAAAGCCGTAGTGGTGAGCTTGCTGACAACGTAACAAACAACAACGCTTTGCTGCGCCGACTCAAAGAACGTGGCAACGTAAAGACGTTTTCCGGCGGTAACGTAATTTTGCAAGAAATTATGTACACCGATTCAGCTACCGACAACACTAACTCTTATTCGGGTTACGAAGTGTTGAACGTGTCGCAGAACAGCCCAATTTCGGCTGCTCAGTTCTCTATCACTCAGTACGCTGCTGCTGTGTCGATTTCTGGTCTGGAAATGATTCAGAACAGCGGCAAAGAAGCAATTATTGACCTGCTAGACGGACGTATGCAAGTCGCTGAAGCTCAGTTGGCTAACCGTATTTCTCAAGACATTTATCTTGACGGTACTGGTAACTCAGGTAAGAACATCACAGGTTTGGCGGCTGCTGTGCCCGATGCTCCGAACACAGGCACGTACGGTGGAATTAACCGGGCTACTTGGGCGTTTTGGCGTTCAGTTTCATACGGTGGCGTAGCTCAAGGCGGTGCGGCTGTTTCTGCTTCCAACATCCAGAAGTACATGGATTCGGTCGCTGTTCAGTTGATTCGTGGAACAGACAAGCCTGACTTGATCGTTTGCGACAACAACTACTACAGCCTGTACCTCCAATCGCTGCAAGCTATTCAGCGTATTACTGACGGTGGCAACTCTAGCGCAGGTGCTGGTTTTGCATCACTCAAGTACTACGGTGCTGGTATGGCTTCAGATGTGGTGCTTGACGGTGGTATCGGTAGCGATGCGACTGCAAACCACATGTGGTTCTTGAACACCAAGTACATGATGTTCCGTCCTCACGTTGATCGTAACTTTGTGCCAATTGGTGGCGAGCGTCAAGCTGTCAACCAAGACGCTATTGTTAAGCTGATCGGATGGGCTGGCAACCTCACGTCCTCTGGCCCTCAGTTCAACGGCGTTTTGATCGCTTAAAGGAGCAGATACCATGGCATATTCAGTCTCGCACGTTATCGGTACAACGCTTACTTCTATCGTTCCTACCAACCCTAATTCTGCTGGAGTTCAGATTCCAACGGAAGGCCCTCTCGGTCTTGAGGTGTTTGGTTCGGATGGTCGGTTGTATGTCTTGGCTGTTGCTGACGCAACTATTGCTGCGTCTACAGCGGTTTGCGCTATTGACCCTGCTACATTCGAAGTGGCTGCTACTGGCGGTGCTTACACAAGCCCACCAGTTGCGCTAGTCGCTGGAGATGTTGCTTGGTTTAGCAAAGCATCGGTGTAAAATAGTACAGGGGGTTGGGAAACCTTCCCCCTTTTTTTAAATCTACGGGAGAGGATTTTGGGACTAGATAGCGATGTTCGTAATGCAGATTCACAATTGTTTGTAGAGTTTTACACGTATGAACACCCAAGTACGGATGTACAGAAGCCGTATCAAGGTGTGCCATTTGTGCGAATCGTAGTACCGGGCGATAAGACTAACGTAGTTGAGCAACCTGTACGTGAAAGCCATAAATCGAGATTTCCTCGTCAATGGTTGCACTATCAAATGCAAAACAACGATGCAGCCGCTATTGGGACTCCATTAAAAGAATGGCACGAAGCTCGTCCTAGCGAGTTTAACCAGATGCAAATGGAAGAATTAAGCATTTTGAAGTTTCAGACGGTTGAGCAAGTAGCTACAGCGTCAGATATGCAGCTTCAAAAGGTAGGCATGGGCGCAGCAGGTTTGCGTGAACGTGCAAGAGCGTATTTATTGAATAAAAATCAGTCTGACAGCCAAGTAGAGATGGAAAATACCAAGCGTGAGTTAGCTGAATTAAAAGAGCAACTCGCTGCTTTCATGGCTGAAAAGAAGGTTGGTAGACCAAAGAAAGAGGAATAAATGTCCACAATGCTGCAATTAGTCACTCAGGTGACAAATGAGTTAGGCGTGTCTACCCCTGCGAACGTTGCAGGTAATACTAACCAAGACGTTATTCAAATCTTGGCTCTGATGAACGCATCAGGCTACGAATTGGTTGCAAAAGGCGATTGGCGCAGGACTACAAAGCAGCATTTGTTTACGACATCGTTTACCAATACTACTGGTGACGTTGCATTAGATTCATACACAATTACAAACATCCCAAGCACCGCAGGACTTGATACAACTTATCAAGTTACTGGTAACGGTCTTGGGAACGCTGTATACATTGTGAGCGTTGATTCAGCAAACCAAGTAACGGTTAATCAACCCGCTACGGGAACGTATGCAGGTGCTGATCTGTGCTTTATGAAAGTGCAATATCCGTTACCCGCTGATTACAGTTCAACGATTCCCCGTACCCATTGGGATAAGGCAAAACATTGGGAGATGTTAGGCCCGACAGACGCACAGCAATGGGAATGGTTGCTTTCGGGGTATATCTCGACAGGCCCTCGCATTCGGTGGCGTTTGCTAGGTAATACGTTTCAGATATGGCCCGGCGTGTCCACCAATGAGCTACTAGGCTACGAATACCGTTCCTATGCTTGGGCGGAATCAGCTTCAGGTGTTGCTAAAAACTCATTTACTGAGGATTCTGACACTTGTATCTATCCTGATCGTTTAATGGTCTTGATGACAAAGCTCAAGTATTTTGAGGCTAAAGGCTTTGATACTACAGCGATGTATAGAAACTACATGACAGAGCTAGAGACGGTGTTGGCTCAGGACATGAGTGCGGCTAACCTCTCATTTGCTCCAAGACCGGGTACGGTTCTGATTGGCTACGATAACATTCCTGATACTGGCTACGGCCCGAACTAACCATGGCTACACGCAGAGGTATCAATTCGTTAGTTCAAAGTAACGCAGCGAAGGTTGCTTCTTTGCCTGCTCCAGTAGGCGGTTGGAACGCACGAGATTCGATTGCAAACATGGATGTGCTGGACGCTGTTCAGCTTACAAATTTGTTTCCATCGGTCAATAACGTGGTGCTTAGACCCGGTTTCACTAAACACGCAACGGGTTTGTCCGGTCAAGTGCAGAGTCTTTTAGGCTACTCATCAGGCGCAACTAACGAGCTATTTGCTTGCGTAGGTACTGCAATTTATGACGTTAGTAACCCCGGTGCGGTTGGTGCGCCTGTAAAGACAGGATTGACCAATGCTAAATGGGAATCTATTAACGTCACAACGCCTGCTGGCGGCTATATATACGCTGTTAATGGTGTAGATAGACCTTTGCTATATGACGGCACATCTTGGACTAATCCAACGATTACAGGCGTTACGGACACAACCCTAAGCAACATCACTACGTTTAAAAACCAAGTTTGGTTTACGCAGAACAACACGCTTAAAGCATATTATTTGCCTACTCTGTCTATTCAGGGTGCAGCTAGTTACATCGACATGAGTTCTGTTGCACAACTTGGTGGATATTTGGTCGCTGTTGGGACATGGACAATTGACGCAGGCTACGGCGTAGACGATAACCTAGTGTTTATCACGTCTAATGGTGAAGTCATCGTATACGCAGGCACAGACCCTTCAGACGCTACTAAATGGGCTTTGATTGGGGTTTGGCGCACAGGTAAGCCTGTTGGTAAGCGTTGCTTGATGAAGTACGGTGGAGATATTCTCGCTCTTACATCGAATGGCGTATACCCGTTAGCTGCAAGCTTTCAGTCATCAAGATTAGACCCAAGAGTAGCGTTTAGCGACAAGATTCAAGGTGCATTTGCTCAAGCTACGCAAATCTACGGCGATAACTTTGGTTGGCAAATGATATTTGACCCAAAGCACAACGCTTTGACAGTCAATATTCCTGTTTCTGAGGGCAGAGAAGAACAATACGTAATGAACAACATCACTAAAGCGTGGTGTCAATTCACGGGTTGGGCTGCTAACTGTTGGGAAATCTTTGAAAACGAACCCTACTTTGGCGGCAATGGTTTCGTAGGTCACGCTTGGGACGATGATTATGCGGATGATGGCAACAACATTGAAACTCAATGTTTGCAAGCGTTTAACTACTTTGAAACTAGAGGCGTAAAGAAATACTTTACAAGAGCTAGACCAAGTATCTTTACAAACGGCACTCCAGCTATTTTTGTGGGCATGAACGTAGATTTTGACTTGTCTGATAACACGGCTGTTTTGTCTTTTAGCCCTATTTCACAAAGTTTGTGGGATGCAGCGTTATGGGACACAAGCTCTTGGTCTACTGACACTATCATCACAAACAACTGGCAGGGTATAACAGGGATTGGTTATTGCGGCGCAACAGCGTTCAAATCAAGTAGCCAAGGGATTACGATTTTATGGGCATCAACGGATATCGTGTATCAGACGGGATGGGCTGGCATATAGTCCAAGGCGCAGAGGTTGGCAATTGGGTGGCTAATAAGATTGATGGGGGCTACTTTGCAGAACAGTCTAGCGCAATAGGTTTACAGAAAGACGCTAAAACAATTGCGGGTGTTATCTACGAAAACTGGAATAAACGAACGGTTTTTTGTCACATAGCGGTTGAGGGACGGTTAACAAAAGCATATTTAAAGGCTATTTTTGACTATCCGTTTAACGTGCTAAATGTAGAAAAAATCATTGTTCCTGTAGTCAAAGATAACCAAAAGAGCATAAAATTAGTGCAGAACATGGGTTTTGCAGAAGAAGCACGAATTAAAGACGGTTCACCATTGGGTGACATTATATTTATGACATTGGCACGAAAAGATTGCCGATTCTTAGGGGTACGTTATGGGTAAGTCAGTCGCAACTCCACCAGTTCCTGATTACACGGCACTTGCTAAAGAGCAGGGTCAGCAGAATCTTATTGCTGCGGAGCAAGGCTCACGTCTAAGTAACCCTAATATGGTTACTCCATACGGAACACAAACCGTTTCGTACAGCACCCCTACTTTTGATGAAGCACGCTACAACGCAGATTTAGCAAAGTTTAATCAAGGCAATGCCGTAAATCGTCAAGATTTTATGCGTACCGATGCTGGAACAAGCGGTGGCGAAAGTGATTCAATGTACGGAGGTGGCACTTATTTTGACCAAGCCGCTTACGATGAAGCAAGAAAATCAGCAGGAGCAGCACCAGACCGCAATGCTTACATGAGTGGTGGTGGAATACCTACCGTTACTCAGACGCTTAACCCCGAAGCGCAGGCTACTCTTGAAGCACAGCAGCGTGTACAGCGTGCGTTAGCAGGTTTAGGTGAAACTGGCATTAATAACGCTAGAAGCATTCTGTCTACACCGTTTCAGCCAACATCTACGCAAATCAATAAAGAGTTTGCTGATTATGGTCGAGCAATTGGCGAAGTTCCGTTAACTACGGAAATTAACACATCAAACTTTTCCAATATGCCTCTCAATGCAGGTACAACTGCACAAGATTTAATCTTGCAGCGGTTAAATCCTACTATGGAAGCAGGTGACAAGTCGTTTGCACAAACATTAGCAAACCAAGGTCTAGCACCGGGAACAGAGGCGTACAACACAGCGTTCCGTAACCGTGAAATGAGTAAGAATGACTTAATCAGTCAAGCTGCTCTGCAAGGCATCAACCTAGACATGAGTGCTAGAAACCAACAGGTTAATGAAGCTCTTGGAATTGGTGGATTTCAAAACCAAGCGCAACTTAGTCGTGCTGGGCTGTATAACCAAGCTTTAGGTCAGGACTTTAGCCAAGGTTTGCAAAGAGCGCAATTTGGTAATCAAGCACAGCAACAACAGCTTGCACAAGACTTTGCGTTACGTTCACAGCCATTGAATGAAATCATTGGCTTGATGGGTGGTTCACAGCTTCAGCTTCCGCAATTTACTGGTTATACCCCTGCTCAGGTTGCACCACCACCAACAATGGCTGGCGCACAAGCAGGTTATCAAGCTCAATTAGGTGCTGCAAACGCTCAAAACGCTGCTAATTCGCAATTGACACAAGGTCTGTTCCAGTTAGGCGGTGCTGCTCTCTTAGCACCTACTGGAACGTTTGGCAACTTGTTTAAATAATCACGGAAACTAAAATGTCACAAATTGCAAACATGATGATGGGGCCGGACGTTACCAAGCAACAATACGAGCTACAACAAAATCAGCGATATGCAGACATTTTGATGCAGCAAGCGTTGCAGGAGCAACCGCAAGGTCAAATGATTTCTGGACACTATGTTCCACCAAGTCCTGTACAAGGTTTAGCGCAATTGTTAAAAGCTTACGTTGGTCGTAGAGCGTCTGACTTAGTTCCTGAAAAGCAAGCAAGTCTTGCTGCGGCGCAACAACAACAAGTTCAAAATATGTTTGGTCTTGGCGGCGGAACAAGTCAACCGCAAGCTAGAGATATGGCTTTAGCTGGTGGTGCAATGCAAGGCGATGTTGGCCCAACTAACACAAATGCACAACGTATGTCAGGCGTACAAGCAGGACAAGGTTCTGCAATGCCTATCCCTGCTGGAATGGATAGACGTACTGCGATGATGCAATATATGCTTAACCCGCAAGCGTATGCAACGGCTCTTGGATCGCATAGCAGTCCAACGGAAAGGCAGAAAAACATTGCAGCCTTGTATCCTGTTGGTTCACCTCAATATAATGCGGCAATGCAAAGCGGACTGACAAAAGACTTTTACATAGCACCAACAACAGTTGCTCCGGGTGCTGGTGTATTGCAACCCGGTCAAACACAGCCTAGTTTTTATGCTCCTAAAGATGGGATGGTTACAGACCCAAGAACGCTGCAAACATTATTGCAACCCGGATTTACGCAAGCTACTGGAGCTATCAACCAAGCGCAAGCTTACGGAACTGGTTTAGGTCAAGCGCAAACAAGACCTGACACAAGGTTTGATGTTCCTACAGGTAGAACCGTTGCAACAACACAAGCTGCAAACATGGGCTTGCCAACGCAAGGTATAGGTAATCAGCAAGGTGTCGGTCAGCCTGTAGTAACGGCTGAAAACCCTGTAGTTGTAAAAGCTGGTGAGCAATTAAACGATCAATGGATTAAAGGCCAATATGAACCTGCAATTGCGGCAGGTGATTCCGCAAAAAACGCAATTAATAACGTGCGTTTATTAAAGAGCATTGACCTAACAACTGGCTTTGGAACAGACGCACAAAAGAACGCTGCAAACGTGCTTGCATCATTTGGCATTAAAGATGCAGCTAAGTTTGCTACAAATGCTCAAGTGTTTGAATCTAAGATTTATGAAAGTCTTGTGGATACTTTAGCAGGTCAAAAAGGTGCTCAAACTAAATCAGACTTTGACAACATTCAAAAAACATACGCACAACTTAAAAACACACCACAAGCCAATCAATTCTTGCTTGATGTCGCTGAAGCAAAAGCTTTGCAAGATCAGCGTAAGGCTGGTTATTATCAGAAAGCAGCATCAATACCTGAATTGCGTAGTAATTTGTCTGCAATTAGTAATGAGTGGGGCAAAGTTTCTGGCTCTATGTTTAATTTGCCAATTCAAGGCAAAGACGGAAGCACTTATACATTGGCTCAAAGATACGGTATTAAATAATGGACAACACCAATCCCGCTGTTGCTAATCTGCTTCCTGTTATAGACAATCCTAATGTCCGTAGCTTTTTGGACATGATTTCATCAGCAGAGGGAACTACAAAACATGGGTATAACACCCTGTTTGGTGGTGGGCGAGTAGATTCATTGACAGACCATCCTAGGATATTGTTTGATTTTACTGAGACAACAGGTAAACCAAACAAAACTAGCGCAGCAGGTCGTTATCAATTTTTGTCTAACACTTGGGATGAGCAAGCGAAAAAGCTTGGTTTGCCTGACTTTAGTGAGCGCAGCCAAGACTTAGCAGCGGTTAATTTATTGCGTGAGCGTGGGGTTCTTCCTGACGTTTTGGAAGGCAATTGGGGAAGTGCGGTGAAGAAGTCTGGCCCTATCTGGGCAAGCCTCCCCTCTAGTCCTTATCCGCAGCCTAGACAATCCGAAGCGTTTGTAATGGGTCAACTAGGTAACCCAAGAAATCAATTGGCGAGTGGGCCAGTAACCTCTGATGCGAACCCTATTACTATGCCTAATCAAAAAGCAAACCCGTTTTCTTCATTAAATGAAGAATTTAGAATCGGTGCGCCTGTGCAACAGCAACAGACCGCAAACCCATTTGAAAGCTTAAATGCAGAATTTGCTTTACCGCCTGTAACGCAATCACAGGCTGCGCCACAACCTACGCAAAACGCACCGATGAATTGGGGTGACGTAGCTTACGGTGCAGCAACAAACCTTCCCGCAAGTGCTGGAAAGTATGGCAAAGAGCTATATGAAGCGGTTACTAGCCCTATTGAAACCGTTAAAAACATCGGTATGGTTGGGGGCGGTGCTGTTATTAACCAATTGCCTAAAGTTGCTCAAGATTGGTTAATGAGCGTGGCAAGCGACCCGCAAAAAATGCAACAATCCGTTCAAATGGCGCAAGCTGTTGGTGGTGAGTACGCTAAAAAATACGGCACTTTAGAGGGATTCAAACAAGCACTTTCTACCGACCCAGTAAGCGTAATTGGCGATTTGTCAATTCTGTTAACAGGTGGTGGTGCTGCTGCGTCTAAAGTCCCCGGTCTTGCTAAGACAGGTCAAATCGTATCGCAAGCAGGTCGCACAATTGATCCTTTTAACTTAGCAACCAAAGCGGTAACTAAACCCCTGCAATTGGCAGAGGCATTAGCTACCCCAGCATTAGGTTCGGCTACAGGCGCAGGCGCAGAGGCTATTCGTGAAGCTGCGGGCGCAGGTTTGGCTGGCGGCACTAAAGCTCAAGCATTTTTAGAACAAATGCGTGGCAATGCGCCCATTGAAAACGTAGTAAATACCGCAAAAGACGCTGTGGCAGAGCTTTACAGAAATCGCTCTGAATCTTACTTGTCTGGTATGAATAAAGCTACCGCAAGCAATGCAGTACTAGACTTTGCCCCAATTGACAATGCAATTGCAAAAGCGGAAAGCATTGGCACTTTTAAAGGCATTCCTATTCGTGAAAATGCTGCCGATACATTAGCAAAGATTAAACAAAAGGTTGAGCAATTTAAAAGTGGCGATCCAGCGGACTATAGGACTGTTGAAGGTTTTGACAAGTTAAAGCAAGCTATTAGCGATATTCAACAATCGCAGCCTTACGGGACACCAGCAAGAAAAGTAGCTGATGAGCTGTACAACGCTGTTAAAAACGAAATTGTTAAGCAAGCACCAGATTACGCAAAAGTAATGGGTGACTATGAAACAGCTTCCGCATTGCTTAAAGACATCCAAGGCACTCTTTCATTAGACAAAAAAGCTAACGTAGATACGTCTATTCGCAAATTGCAGTCGATTATGCGAAATAACGCTAATACAAATTATGGTCGCAGAGTTGATTTAGCAAGAGAACTAGAGGCAACTGGCGTACCCGGTGCGGACACGCTGTTTCCACAACTTGCAGGACAAATGCTTAATGCCAAGTTGCCAAGAGGTATACAAGGTGGCGTTTTACCATTAGGCGCAGGCGCAATGGGAATGGCAGGAGGATTTAATCCTGCAACAATTGCAGCCGTTGTTGCAGGAGGATTGGCAAGTTCCCCTCGTTTGGTAGGCGAAGCTGCTTTTAAGTCTGGGCAAGCAGCTAGGTATCCTAAACAAATTGCTGATGCACTTAAGAATTACACAAGCAAGTCACCAATAGACCCCTACACATTGCGTATGCTTGCGACTAAACTAGGTCAACAACAGACTGAAGAACAGAGGTAATTATGAGTTTCAACGGAAATGGCGTATTTTTAATCAACACAGCGGGACAGCCTGTTGTGCCGGGTACGGTCATTAGCTCAACCGCATTTAATGCGCTGACTGCTGACTTAGCTGGTGGATTGTCTACAACCATCACAAAAGATGGTCAAACGACACCGACAGCTAATATTCCTATGGGCGGTTTCCGCATCACAGGACTAGGTGCAGCGGTAGCAACTACGGACGCTGTTCAATTTGGACAAATACAGACAGGTTCTTTTAACTTGTTGACCATTTCCGGTATTGATGCGCTAACCGCTAACTTGAACCCTGCTTTGACTGCATACACCGCAGGGAACGCCTTTTACTTTGTTGTTGCAAGCACTAACACAGGTGCAATGACAATTAACATTGATGGATTAGGCGTTAAAGACATCAAAAGGCTTGGTTCAGTCGCTTTAGGCGCAGGTGATTTGGTTGCTGGACAAATTGCTTTAATTTTCTACAACGGCACTAATTTCCAACTGCTTGATGCAAATGCTTTTAGCAACTTAAGAGTATCCGACACCCTTACCGTAGCGGCTTACACCGAAACAGTAGCTGCATACAGTACAGTTGGAGCTAGTCAAACATTGTCTATTGCTGTCGGAACGGTATTGACCGCTACGTTAACTAGCGCAACGCCTTGTACGTTTACTATGCCAGCAGCGGTTGCAGGAAAGTCTTTTCTTTTGCTGCTTAAACAGCCTGCTTCTGGAACTGCGACAACGGCTACGTTTACAGGTGTCAAATGGGGTTCAGCAGGTGCGCCTGTTATTACCGCTACTCTTGGTAAGATGGATATTCTGACGTTTGTAAGTGACGGTACAAACTGGTATGGAAGCACAGCACAAGGATACACCCCATAATGTTTTCATCCTTTAACTTCTTCTTTGCTGGCGCAAAACCGCTATATTCGGTTGACTATCTTGTAGTTGCAGGTGGTGGCGGTGGCGCAAACGGAGGCGGTGGAGGCGGTGGATACCGAACATCTAGCGTTGATGTCATTGGCGGCACAGCCTATACGATTACAGTAGGCGCAGGTGGTGCGGCAGGGACGCAAGGCGGCAATTCTGTATTTGATACCATTACCTCTACAGGCGGTGGTCGTGGCGGCTCTGTTAACGCAACGGGAGGCATAGGCGGCTCTGGTGGAGGTGGCGGTTACGATGGAATTAACGGCACACCTTTAGCTGGTGGTGCTGGGACTAGCGGTCAAGGCAACGCAGGCGGTTTTGGCTACGCTGCACCAAACGAAGGTGGCGGAGGTGGTGGTGCTGGCGTAAGTGGTGATAACGGCAACTCTGGCGGTAAAGGTGGAAATGGTTTAACTTCTTCTATAAACGGCACTTCCACATATCGTGCTGGTGGCGGAGGCGGAGCTAACAACAACACCACGTTGACCGGATCGGGCGGTGCTGGGGGCTTAGGCGGAGGCGGTGCGGCTGGCCCTTACATCAACGACAACGGTACTTCTGGCACAGCTAACACAGGTGGCGGCGGTGGAGGTGCAAACAACGCAACCCCCGGTTCTGGTGGCTCAGGCGTAGTAATTATTCGTTATTTAGGCGCACAACGAGGAACGGGCGGTACTGTAACTTCCTCTGGTGGCTATACTATCCATACCTTTACAAGTTCTGGCACATACACGGGTTAATCATGGATTGGCAAATCATCATCAATATCGGTGCAGGTAGCTTATTGACTGTTGGCGGATGGTTTGCCAGACAGTTATGGGACGCAGTTCAAGAGTTAAAGAAAGACGTTAGTAAGCTTGAATTACACCTTGCTGAAAAGTATGTCAAAAAGTCGGAAGTTGAGGGATTCCGGTTAGACATGGACAAACGCTTTGATCGAATTGAACATTTATTCGACAAAATGTTTGAGCGTCTTGACCAAAAGGTAGACAAATAATGGATCCAATCACCATCCTCGCTGCACTTGGGCCACTTGCCGTTGATCTAGGCAAATCCCTTATTGGTCGATTTATTCAATCTGACGTGTACAAACCTACAAACGTAGGCGAATACGTCCAAATGCGTAACGTTGATCTTGAAATGTTTAAAGCGATGAACAACGCTGGGGCTGGTGGTAGCACCTATCCTTGGGTAGAAGCGATTGTGAGGCTCATGCGACCTGCTGTAGCGGCTATTGCATTAGGTACGTGGTCATTTATGATGGTTACTGGGCAAGACAACCCCGCCGTTAACAACTTCGCATCCGCTGTAGGGTTTTATTTGTTTGGTGACCGCACTCTTTTTTACGCACAGAAAAAATGAGTTTAGTCACAACAAAAATGCTTTGCAGCGTTACTACAGCAGAACTAGCAGAAAATTGGGTAAACGCATTAAACGAAACGTGCGAAGAATTTGCTATTGATACCCACTTTAGAATAGCTGGCTTTATTTCGCAAACAGCGCATGAATCAGCGGGTTTTAAGTTTGTGTCTGAAAACCTAAATTACAGCGCAGCAAGCTTGATGCGGGTATGGCCTAGTCGGTTTCCGACGGTAGAAATAGCGCAACGGTATGCGATGAACCCAGAAAAGATAGCTAATCGAGCTTATGCAGACCGTATGGGTAACGGTGACGAAGCTTCTGGTGACGGTTGGAAATATAGAGGTCGTGGACTTATCCAATTGACCGGAAAAAACAACTATGTAGCGTATAGCATGGCTTGCGACAACGAAGCTTTGCAAAAACCTGACATTGTTGCAGAACCCAAGTATGCTGCTGAATCTGCAGGATGGTTTTGGAGTGTAAACAGGTTAAATTCTGTTGCTGACACGCAAGATATTGTGCGTATGACAAAAATTATTAATGGCGGTACAAACGGACTGGATGACCGCCAAATAAAATACGCTAAAGTTATGGAATACTTTAATAGTTAAATGCAGGTAGTCGTACAGTTTGTGCCATAACAGCACGTTGTACACATAATCATGCGACCACCGCTAAACGTAGTGTTAGTCACACAAGTTGCATAAGCTGCTGACGCTGTAAGGGCTAGCACTACGCCAATAATATACTTTTTCATTTTCTTTCCTTTAAGAAATAACGTGCGAAACGGGTGTTTTCACCCTCAACCATCAAAGTAACAATCTTAAAACCCTGCGCCTTTAGTTTATAAACTATATCCGCTAAACGGGTTGCTTTATACAGCTTAATAGCTTCCCAGCTTGTGATGTGTCCGTGTCTTTTGAGATGCAAATAAACAGCGTCAATTTTTGTCATGCTATTCTCACAAAAAAAGTGCAGCAACAATACAAGAAACAACCAAAGCAGCACCAAACCAAGCTGACAACGGTATTTTTTCGCTATCAGGTTCGTAGCTACCACAAGCTAAATTCCAGCTACCGACTCTTGGAGTACGCAGCGTCCAGTTTTGGTTAGCGTAGTCAGGCAAATAACCCCAAT